TCAAGGCCATCAAGGCCAAATACCGGGCAATGACCAGAGAGCTGAAAAAAGGGGAAGCCGCATGACCTATCGCAACGTTGTTTCAGCAGTAGTTCGAGCCCTCGCGGCCGAGACCATCACTTCCGCTGGCGGCTGCGACTTTGAGCCCAAGGTGCAGTGCGCCAAGCAGAAGGGGGAGATCGTCGGCAAGGAGGCGGCGTTTCTCCAGGACTGCTGGGTGTTCGGTCGGCTGCACAAGGCGCTCACACCGGCACACTGGCGCGCGCTGGTGGCGAAGTACTCCACACACGAAGAGCGCAAGCATGGTGCCATTCTGGAGCTGTTGAGCTCGGTGAAGTCGCCGGCGCCGAAACGGTTCCGTGAATGCGCGGTGCTGACCTGGGCGATTCCGCAAGTGGGGGGAGTCGAAGGCAAGCGCTCCGTCGCGGTGCTGCCGGCAGCTTGGTACGACATCACCAACTGGGATAACGACGGCAAGCCAGAATCGACTCGTTACCGGTGGCGCTCAGGAATACGCAAGACACTGGATGACCAAGTGAACGAAGCGCTCACCGCAGCCCAGGAACTGCTTGATGCAGAAGGATTAATCGAAAGTTGCGCGGCGTAGCAAATAGCCATTGCAATGAGTGAGAAAGTGAGAGATTATTTATCCATCCTGTCGATCTTGCGCGTTAGGGATTGACACTTAAAGCCTGGCTGATATGTCGGGCTTTTTTTTGCGTGAAGGGAGTCCGCATTGGAATTAACTGTCAAGAATTTAGCTGCCGAGCTGAAGCGTCAGCTTATTGATGAGTTGCCTTTAGAGGCGCCGGTAGGTGGCGGGATGAATCACGTTGTGGCTAGGACTTTTATCAGTTCGCCTAATGAGGTTGCGCTATGCCACGAGGCCTGCGAGGAGCTTCTGTTGCAGCTCGCCAAAGATTACCCATCCTGGGGAGTTGAGGTGGATGGCCATCCAGGCGTCCAATACGAGGTCGTCGTCACGTTCAGTAGATAAGCTGAACGTGATAGATTTTTCGGCATTGTGCCGGACATTAAGTCTCTCAAAGCCCGGCTATACGCCGGGCTCTTGTTTCAGATCTGCCTGAAGATCGCTTCCTTCGGAAGGGTATACCCTTCCATTTCTGTGGTTAGTGCGAGGCGCTTGTCTTCCGGACTCATATCTCGAGCTTGTGCTGGTGTCCAACCATATTTTTTGACCAGATACAAATGCACCGCGTCCAACCCATACAGGTCGCCAAGGTCGTGATTTTCCGCCAGATGATCGCCAAATACATCCAACGAATATGCCAAATCGGCTTCAGCGTGGAGCAGTCGGTAAGTAGCTTCGTAGTGTTCTAGTGTTCTTGCCATGAGGGGTAAAGCTCCTTGGGGTAAGGCATGAAGATAGCATATTGATATTGCGCAAGATCATGGCAGTTCAGCTTGCTAGACCTGACTCGCATCCTCTATCACCCCCTTAAACAGCCCCGCCATCGTGCTGGGCTTTTTCGTTTTCGGCCCCACCACACCCATCGCCATGAGCTGGGAGTGCCGCTGGGGCTGACCTATTACTGGCCAAGGCCATTTTCTTCATGGAGTGACGATGGATCCTACTGACCTCGGCCCAGGCACAGCTACCTGGCTGGGCGGTACTGGAACCGTATTGCTGGGCGGCTTTCTGTGGCTGCGTAAATTCCTGTCGAAGGACGCGACCGACCGGGCGATGGATAACGCCGACATTGGTACCGTCCGCCGGCTGAATGAATTGCTCGACACTGAGCGTGCCAGGGCGAACGCCGCCGAGGCCCGCGCTGACCAGTTCGCCAAGGAGCGAAACGAGCTCGCCGCCGCAGTGGGGCGGATGGAGGGCAAGATTGAGGCCCTCACCAGCCAGGTGGCGCAGCTTACGGCGACGGTAACCTCGCAGAGCGAAGAGATCGCCCGTCTGCGAACCAAGCTTGGAGGGATCAACTGATGGACAGATGCGCAATCAACTTCATCGCCCGCCATTGGTGGAGGCGCGCAGAGGTATGGGTCATTGCGATCCTGCTGGTGTTCGGTGGGCTGACCCTTGGCTATCAGGCGGGTGTGTGGTCCGCCAGTAGCGAGCAGACCAAGCAGCTTGCAGAGGTGCGCGCCGCTTATGACGCCGCCTTGGGCAAACGAGACCTTCGCCTGACCAACCTGGCCGAGAAGACCCAGGACGCAGCCGTGAAGGTGCAAGAGGCGTCGAACTCCGCCGTACAGGCCGCTGACACCGCGAGCAAGGCGGCAGAGAAGGTCAACGAAGCTGTAGATCGGCAGTCGCCATAACCCGCGTCTGCCGGATGTGTATAGCGAGTCTGCAATGGCTGTCCGGGCTACGCGATAGTTTTCGATGGATCGGAGATAAGAAGGCAGCTATACGCAACCTGGATCGCTTTGCGATACGAGTCACTAGGAACAGGGACTACATGGTCGCTATCAGCCATGGGGATTCCGTAGGCCGGTCCGCCCACGTTCTCTACGGCCAGATTTTCCGGCGGAAGCCAGGCCCCCTTATCAGCCGCAAAGCCAGCCGAAGACAGCTTACCGCCAGTGTATTCGACAACGATTGACGCCTTGTCTCTATCTGCTTGGCTGAACTCCGGAGCTGAAAGAACTAGCTTTGCGGCGACATAGTGCATTGCTCCCACCCAGAGGTGGTGGGGAAGATGCTGATCACTCATTTCCGATCTCTAGCCTTTTTATGTAGGGTGTGCCGCAGGCGAGTGCGGCACGGAGCGGTCTATTTTTTGAATTCAACATTGGCTGTGACGAGGAGCTGGCCGTTGACGGTGACCTTGCACGCCCGACCGGTTTCAGTCTTTGTACCGGGTGCAAATACCGGGTCACACTGCAGAAACACCTTCTTGCCTTGATAATCTCGTGTCACACCTGCCGTTGTTGTGCTTGCTGGTTCCTTCATGAATTTCCGATTCCATGGCCCAAAGTAGATCTCTGGTTCGCCGCCGCCGAAGAAGCCAGATTCAGGAGTGGCGCAAATCGTGCCTTGCATCCGCTCTCCATCGATGATGTTTGCGTCTTCGTAGCAAGAGATCAACCCTTTGGCGGTGACAATCGTCGACGGTCCTCTGTTGGTCCATGTTGGAGCGGTCACACAGCCAGAAAGGGTGATTACGGCGAGAGCAGTGGCGACGAGGGAAGTTTGTTGAACTCGCATGAGTTGGGCGTCCTTACTTTTCGAGGCGCACACAAATACCGGCTATGGGCCACTATTTCAAGCTTAAAGGGTGAATGATGAACAGGCCGTATCCTCCACCCTCACTACTTACGCAGGCCGATTTCACGATGCGGCTGAGTCCTGCTCCAGAAGTTTGGGAGTGGCTCCAAGCCGAGATCCTTGCCGACACCGGCAGCATCCACAACGAAGACCATGCCCACCTACTGGATGCAGACATGCGGATCATGTGGGCGTCGTCGAGCTTCGTGAAGCAGGGCCGCACAGTACTGGGTCAGGCCGAACAGGTAGCGTTCCGCGCCGGCGGTTGGCAGAAAGCCCGGATGGAGCAACAGATGCGTGATTGGTTCGGCGAGGTGCCGGCCTTCATCATCACGCTGGCTGCTGACTACTGTGCCCAGTGCAGCGACACCGACTTCTGCGCCTTGGTGGAACATGAGCTTTATCACATCGCACACGCCAACGATAAGTACGGCCAGCCAGCCTTCAACAAGGACGGGGCGCCCAAGCTGGAGATGCGTGGCCACGACGTAGAAGAGTTCGTCGGTGTCGTTCGCCGCTATGGTGCGAGCCCTGACGTTCAAGCGTTGGTGGATGCTGCAAACAGTCCTGCCGAGGTAGGGAAATTAAACATTGCGAGGGCCTGCGGAACCTGTCTGCTCAAGTCGGCCTGATTCCATGACAGGTATTGACGGATGACAACCATATGGCAGTACTACGAAGCGAGGTCAAAGCCTTCATCGTTCAGGCTCTGGCCTGCTTCGATACGCCATCCCAGGTGGTAGCAGCGGTCAAGACAGAATTCGGGATCGAGATCACCCGCCAGCAATGCGAAACGCACGACCCGACAAAGTTTGCCGGGCAGAAGCTCGGTAAGACCTGGGTGGACCTGTTCCACGCTGCTCGCAAGCGATTCCGTGAAGAGACAACCGATATCCCCATTGCTAATCGCGCGTACCGACTTCGCGGTCTTGGGCGGCTGGCCGAGAAGGCTGAGAGCATGCGTAACTTGGCGCTGACTGCTCAGTTGTATGAGCAGGCCGCCAAAGAAGTGGGCGATGCCTACGTGAATCGCCGCCTTGAACCTGAAAAGCCTTTGGGCTCCCACGCTGACCAGCAGCACGCCGTTGCTGAGTACACCCTGGAGCCCGATGAGAATGTCCCCGCTACCCCGTACCTTTGACCCGCCGGTGAAGCTGACGCCGAAGCAGGCGAACATTTACTGCTGGGGTTTTCAGCCTGAGGCGCGCTTCCGCGATGCGGTTTGTGGTCGCCGTTTCGGCAAGACGTTCCTTGGTAAGGCGGAGATGCGTCGTGCTGCCCGCTTGGCTGCGGAGTGGGGCGTAAGCGTCGAGGATGAAATTTGGTACGGCGCGCCGACCTTTAAGCAGGCTAAGCGCGTGTTTTGGCGGCGCCTGAAGCAAGCCATACCAGAGGCATGGCGTGCACACCGCCCGAACGAGACTGAATGCTCGATCACGCTCAAGTCCGGCCACGTCATGCGCGTGGTGGGGCTCGATAACTACGACAACCTGCGGGGCTCAGGTCTGTTTTTCGTCCTGGTGGATGAATGGGCGGACTGTCCATGGGAGGCATGGGAAGAGGTCCTGCGCCCGATGCTCTCGACCTGCCAATACTCGATACCGGGCATCGGCATGCGAAAAGGTGGCCACGCGCTGCGCATTGGCACGCCAAAGGGCTTCAACCATTGCTACGACACGTTCCTTGATGGTCGTCCAGGCCATGAGCCCGATCACAAGAGCTGGCTGTACACCTCGCTCGACGGCGGCAACGTTCCGGCCGAAGAACTGGAGGCTGCCCGCCGCAAGATGGATCCTCGAACCTTCCGTCAAGAATACGAGGCCAGCTTCGAGAACTACCAGGGCGTCGTCTACTACACGTTCAATCGTGAGGCGAACCGAACCAGCGAGACGATCAAGCGCGGCGAGGCGCTGCACATCGGCATGGACTTCAACGTCATGAAGATGGCCGCCGTGGTGCATGTCATCCGTGACGAGCTGCCATTGGCCCTCAGCGAGTTCTCTGATGTGCGCGACACACCGGAGATGATCGAGAAGATAAAGCTTCGTTTCCCTGATCACAGCATTGCTATCTACCCAGACGCCAGCGGCCAGAACACAAGCAGCAAGAGCGCGAGCGAGTCTGATCTGTCACTGCTCAGGAAGGCCGGTTTCACCGTAGTGGTGGATTCGACCAACCCTGCGGTGAAAGACCGGGTTAACGCCATGTGCGCAATGTTCGCCAACACGTATGGCGAGCACCGTTACCTGGTCAATGTCGACCAATGCCCGAAATACACCCAGTGCCTGGAACGCCAGATCTACACGGACAAGGGTGAGCCCGACAAGAAGGCCGGTTATGACCACCTGGTGGATGCCCCCGGCTACTTCATTGCCAAGCGGTACCCGATCAAAACACGCACAGGCGGAACACGCCGAATTGGAGGCTTGGCCTGATGCCAGTGCAATCGACAAACCCCGACTACGACGCACACATCGCCGAGTGGGAAATGATGGACGATGCGCTCGAGGGTGAGTGCGCCGTTAAGCGCAACGAGCGCAACCTGCCAAAGCCGAGCGGTATGGTCGAAGCCGAAAAGATCGACGGCGCCGGCAATAAGTATCTGTACGAGAATTACACGGCCCGCGCCCAGTACGAGCACTGGGTGCGTGACTCACTGCGCTCAATGATGGGCCTGGTTTCTCGGCTGATCCCGGAGATTGAACTTCCCGCCGGGCTGAAAGGGCTGGAAGACAACGCCACTGCTGACGGCTTCGGCTTGAAGCAGT